ACCAGTTGTTATATCATCAAAAACAATTATCTGCCTTTTCTTTGGCAAATATCCAACCATTGGAGTAAGTCTTGTACCGCTTGTAGTCTTATCCGATCTTAAAAATTTATCCCATTCCTCTTCCTTTATTATCTGTCTACCCTGTTTTTCAAGTAGATTAATTACATTCTTTCCATCATATAAATAACATCCTTCCACATTTACCCATGCAATACCAAAATCAGTCTTACAGGTAGAAGCAGGATGTGATATCCCTTTATTCATAAAAGTATCTTCCAGAAATTCAACATCCTGAGATATATTTATTAAATGCATTTTAGTCTTTTTAAACTGCAGGATACGATCTGCATATTCTTCAAGTTTAACTATCTGATCACCATCCTGAACACTAGCTTCAATCTTTCTTGCAAGAGGGAATGTATCAAACTTACCAGGCATTGACTTATACATTGCATCACCTTCAGTCCTTGTTACTCCATCTTTGCCTTCTCTTCTTACATTTCCAATATAAGTTTGTCTATTAGCAACAACTGCTGTTTTAAATCCTTCTCCTACAGCACCTATATCTATAGATTCATCTGCCTGATATCCATTAATTTTTTCATATGTCCAGGGGCTAGGATCTACTATGGCTCCTAAATCTACAGTCAAATACACACTTGAAGGAGCATCTCCCGATCCAGTTGCAGTTCTTAAAGTCCAAGCTGAATAGGACGTTGTTAAATCTTTTCTGACTCCATCCTTTAAACTAATATCTACAAGCAACACCCATGGAGTATCAGATCCATACTTTCTAATATAAACACGCCCACCAGTTATAAATGGATCATATGGAGATGTAGCAAATATTTTTACATCTAAAGCACTCCCAGTATTAAGAATATTATCATCATTGATACTACGATTTCCACCTGCAGATATATCAAATACATTTGATTCTTGACCTCCTTGATATATAAATGTAGTACCTATCTCATAAGTACCTCCAGTCCAGCTACCTGTATCACTAGAATTATCAAAATAAACATTAAATCCTTTACCTATAGGAGGGTATAATTCAATAGCTTCTCCAGTCCAATTACCAGCATTAGCTACAGTTACAAGATCATCATTATTACCTCCACCAGTATCTTGTACTTTTGTAATAACTCTTGCATTCTGTCCAGAAACAACAGCAATATATTCTTCACCATCAAAATTAGCCCAATGTTGAAATATATCAGTAGCACCACCACCATATTCAATATCAGTAGTAGTAGCACCACTTGAAGCTGTAGTATCCGTAAAAGCAACAGCTGGGCCAAATACACCACCAGTAGGTTTGGCAAGATTTAATGATTTTGAATACCATCCATCATAAGCATCAGGAGAACCTCCAGGTGCTATAGCATCACCATCTGAATCTGCTGCAAAGTGTGTTTGTTTTATATATCCATACCATTTATTTTGATTAGCTACACCAAAATTACTATCACTAACTCTTAATGCTCCATCTGCCTGATAAAATACAGTTTTCATTCCTGTAGTACTACCTAAATCAATATTACCATAACCCCTCATATCACTATTTTTACTATATATATCTATATTTGAAGCTGAATCAGCATCAGCTATTACTAAATAATCATCACCTGTCTCAGGGAATGCAGTTATTGTATATGCATCACTTGTATCCCAACTATCATCACTACCCCCACTTAAAGTTGCAGTTACTGTAGTTCCAGCATTATCAGTAATCGTACCAGAACTACCATCAGTTGTATTATTTATTGTTGCTCCAATTAAAGCATTTGCTGGAAATGCAGCCGCAGAATCAGTCATAATAGTGCCATGATCAGCTGCAGTATGAGTACCACTATAATCAGCAGACATAACATTTGCACCAGTTCTATCATGACTAAACTGAAATAAACCATAACCAGCCTCAATTGCAGCTGTAAAAGCTTGAACAGTCCCATGAGTAGCAGTACCACCCATAGTTCTGATCTTACCTACATTATCTACTATAATATCAGTAGCAGCAGCTAATTCTTTATCATCAATATCCCTTGGATCGGCATTTGTATTCAATCCGCCATCAAAGCGTTCTATCTTCCAAACTTGCTTAGGCATTATTTAGTCCATTGGTACATCAATATTGTATTAGTAATACTTGTATTATTCTTATTTATTAAGTATGGAATACGAACATTCACTATTTTTTTCTTGTTTTTTGCCATTTTTTCCTTTTAAAAGTTAAGTATTCTGACGCTACAATAGGATTAAAAATTGTAGTTATCAATCTATTATCATCATCATCATAACTTGGATCTATTATAGTTACAGGACAATTAAATATATTCTTATCATCTAATCCTAGTTTATCAGCATAATTATCCATTATTTTAAATGATGCTACTTGAAGAGCATGACTTATTAAACCAGATGCTGGATCCTTAATAACCTGATAACCAGATACATGAGTATGTCCACAAGTTAATACATGATCTTTCCACCCCATCTGAGCAGCTTTGGAAACTCCATGAGCAGTATTCCACATACTATTACCTTTCCAAGTATGCCTGGCATTTACTCTAATTTCCTTGCCATTAGGGAATAGTAGGTTCATTCTAGCCCCCCAACGCTCATATAAGCCCTTGTGATCCCGCATAATGAATTCTAAGGGGTCACCATCACCTGACCATACATCGTGGTTTCCTGCTACCAAATAGAGCCAATTAACCTTATTTACGAAGTATTCAGTTAATTTCCATGATTCTTTTGCTCCAACAGACTGTTGACCATATAAAACAGCCAACCTGCCAATCCAATTATTCTGAATGTCTCCAAGATTACCGCAATACATACCATCGGTTTCATTGAGAACATCCATGTAGCGAATAATTTGGGATAAATCAGTTCCATCATCATCAACATGGGGGTCTCCAAAATGTGCAATACCTATAGGGCCATCTATATTTATAGCAATATCTACTAATTTTCTAGATTCTTTTGATTTTAGCTTTTGAGTATACTGCTTCTTTCTAAAAGCAATAATATCTTCCACAGGCATAAACTCTGGATCACGATCTGCAACTGTGAATGATGATTCTTCAACAATAGTAGGGTTGGATGTTTTTTTATTACAGGCATTACAATGCCATACTTGCTTTTTAGAATCAGCATAATAAGAAAAACCATCTTTTCTCATTGCCCTTGCCCCACATGCAGGACATCCTATTATATTACCATCATCATCCTTCCTAAAGTCATCTACAACCTTATCATTAGGATTCATCTTAATCTCTAATTTCTACATGAACCAGATCATCAAATTTATTATCTTTAATTTCACCATCACTGTCCCAGTCTCCTCCCCAGCGAATCTTTACTCCAAGTTGCTGTCCAATACCACGTACCATACCCCCCATATAATGGAATCTTTCTCTATCATTCCAGTCAATAGGATATGGAGCTAGGTCTACAGCCTTACCCTCCATATGCCTTGAATATTTAACCTTGGTTGCCCCTTTTTCAAGGAGCTCTGCCTGGCGTTCCTTGGATCGAACACCTTCAATAATGGTAACATCCATTATCTTTACAAGCTCATTTAAAACATTGACTAACTTAGCGTTTACCCCTTTTAGTCTTTCCCGACTTCTTCTTCCGAATCTTGGCATTTGATTTTCCTTTTTTTGGAGGTCTCCCTCTTGTTGTTCCGTATGTTCCTATACCTGCTGCCACTACTTACCCTTAAACACACCTTCCATCAGATCGGTTACAATATCAACAACTCTTTCAAAGAAAACTTGTTCCTTTTCCTCACTAACAAAAGGGATGTCAATCTTTTCATTGATTTTAGTAGCGATTTCATTAGCAAACTCATCAGATGCTAAGAAACCCATTGCTTCATCTTGCATCTTATCAGCTTGTGCTTGTGCCATATCCATCAGCATTTTCTTTAAGTCCATTTTACGACTCCTTTATCTTTTTTATTTTCCAATACAAATATGTAATGTTCATTACAAACATTATACACATTAACCCCCAAGGGATTAAATCCATTAAAAATACCGCCCCGCTACCAGTGCTTATACTTGTTACTTTTAAACTATCCATTAGTGCCTTCCATTTATTCTGCTCATAGAGCCTTTTAATTCAGATACTTGATTATCAAGATCATTTATTTCTTTTGTAATTGCATCAAATTTACGATCTAATTTATCATCAGATGTGTTCCATCTGCCAATTAATTTTATTATCATGCCTTCCATATTCTCAAGAGTTTCACTTTGCCCCTTGTTTTCAACTTTCAGATTCTCTAAAGTTTCTTGTTGTTGAGCAGCCTTGTTTGACATTTGTACTACAAGATAAACAAACATTGCTCCCACAACACCTATCATTCCAGCTTCGCCATATACCGCCATAAAATCCATTCTTCATCTTACCTTACTTATTTCTCATTACTAAATCAATATAAATTTTTAAATCAGACTTAATTTCTGCATTCCACTTTTTTATCTTGCCAAGTTCCTGCATAATTATATCCAATCTGTGTTGCAAGTTTTCATGTTTTTCATCAAATCTTTTTAGAGTATCTTCAACTTTTTCTTTTAAGATAAAT